TCGGCAGGGGGAAGGGGCGCCCGTCGTGCTTGGCAGGCTCGGCGAAACTGACGTGAATGTGGTGCGCGTGTCCGAGGCTCGGTGCGCTGCGCCAGACCCACCGCTGGTTCGAGTAGGTGCCGGACGCTACCCGGCCCTCATACACGATGTTCTTGATGCGCTTGTCGCCGCTTGTGCGCATGTAGTCGACGAGCTGGTCGGCGAACTGGTGGGCGGGCCAGCCGTCCTCGTCGAGGTCGAGTGCCATGACGTAGCCGGTCTTGTCCGGGTTGTGGTCGGAGATGCGGCGCCGGTGTGCCTGGTCGCCGATCGTGCCGTCACTGGACCGGTCGCGTTTCGGGTATCGCTTGTTGACCTGGTCTCTGAGTGTGACCGCTGCCGCGGCTAGTTTCCAACTCATGGCGCCACCTCGGGTTCCGGTGTCGGCTCAGGTTCCGAAGGTGGCGCAAATACGGTGCCGTCCCACGAATATTTGACACCCGCGTAACACCCACGCGGGTAGGGAGTCGGCTGGTCCACCGGGTAGTGAGTGCGCACATAGTCGAGCGGGTCGCCGCCCCACAGGTTCGCGAGGAACGCTTGCCCCAGCGCTTCGACCTGCTGACCGTCGGGGTCGGTGATAACGGACGTGACAAGGGTGTGCACGTCGACAACGAGGCCGTCCTGAACTTTTGCGAAATGCGCCATTTTTAACCTACTCTCACTATGACCACGCCAGAGCCTCCGGCAAATGCGCTTGTACTGCCTCCAGCGCAACCTGACCCGCCGTTACCGGTGTTTGCTGACCCGACGGTGGTGCCTTGCGCCGCGCCTGCCGCATAGGTGACGCTCGATCCAGTGATGCTGTTTGCCAATCCTGCACCACCGGCGCCACCTAGGACGCCAGCGCCACCAGCGCCACCGCCTCCGCCCCCGGGAGAATCGTCAGCCGTGTTTGACCCACCTCCCGGGTTCCCTTGGGCGAGCGCAGTGGCTGACGCTGCGCCACCGGCGCCACCAGCGCAGCCACCGCCACCGGAACCACCTCCGCCGCCAGCGACTCCAGCGCCGCTGCCACCGAACCCACCGCCGATGGCGGTGACTGATGCAATACCAGACAGGACACCGGGGCTGCCGTTGGTCGCGAACCCTCCTGTGCCTCCAGCGCCGCCCGCGCCGACCTTTACGGTGTGGGTAGCAGCGCTTAACCAAAAGGATGCAATAGGCACCAACCCACCGGCGCCTCCCGAACCGCCTCCACGCGTACCTGACCCGGCGCCCGTGCCACCACCACCACCACCAGCGACGACCAGCAAGGTGACTAGGCCAGCGGTGCCTACGACGATGGTGCCGTCGCCGGTGTACTTGTACACGGTCGCGGCGCCATCCGTGGTGATCGTCGGTGACCCGGTAGTGCTGCTCACCACTGCTGCAGCACTACCACCGGAAAAAGGTATGAACGTCCAAGTGTTCGTGCCGGTCTTCGTGAGCACGGCGCCCTTGTACTGGGCAAGGGTAAGCGGTGTTCCGTTGATCGTGACCCCTACGGCCCCGGCGACGGTCACGAGTCCGGCGCCCTGATTGAGCAGGCGCAGCTGCGTCCCGGCGGGCCATGGCACCGTCGCCTCGAGGGGCAGGGTGACGGCGACGGGGGACGCGTTCGACAGGGTGACCAATTTCGTAAAATCGGCCGCAGCCAATGTGTAAGTGGTGCCGGTCTGCGCGTTCTGCACGAGCGCTAGGTCAGCCTTGAATCCGTCGATGTACTGCGCTATTTCGAGCGACTTGGCCGGGTAGGCGCTTACTAGGTCGCTGCTGATGACGTACGGGGTTGCCATGCTCTTATCCTCTCACTTAGGCGACCAGGTCGGCCGGTATGACGACGTTGTACCAACGCACGGACAGATCGACCCCGGACCACAGCAGCGCCGGGTCGACCTCGTTCCACCTGACGACCTGGTAGCTGAATCTTGGATCGGACAGCGACAGGAACAGGCGGTGCTGTCCCGGTGTGTATGTCTCCGACCATCCCTCGACGATGCCGATGTAGTCCTCAATCGGTGACGGCTGCGGCGTGTTGTCCAAGTCGATCTTGCTGCCTGAAATGACCTGCAGCAGCTGCGACCGGACAGGGTCGGTTATTTCCTCCATCAGCACCTCGAGCGACTGCATGGCATATCGCGGCTCGGACTGGGTACGGATGATGTCCGAGGCGCGTGCCTGCGCGTCCGTCGCGTAGTGCAGTTGCGTGGACAGTGTGAATGCGCGCCGCCCGTGGGTCAGGATCGATGCCGGGTCGCTGTCCGTCTCGGTCTGGTTCTGCGCCGTCTTGTAGACGACGGTGACGTCGTTCAGGATGGTCTGGGACGTGTTCCGCCACACCGGTGACCAGGTCACTGCATTGGCGGGCAGTTCGATGGTGGCGGGGGCAGTGTCGACCCGGTCGTACACGTCCGCCCATATCGTGTTGATGTCCGCCCAAGTGTCGAGGACGTCGATGTCGAGCCATGTCGCCGGGTTGTAGCCAAACCCACGCCGGCTGTACGACTCCCACAGGATCGCGCCGTCGGGCAGGTCGCACAGGGTGCCGCCCGTCTCCGTGCCGAGGGCCGTGAGCAGGTCAAGGGCGGAGTATCCGCCGTCCAGTGCGTCGAGCGGCTCCTGTGTCATGAGGGGGTCGGAGTTGTTGGCGTAGGTAAGGCCCGCATCGGTGAGGATGTTCTCAACCCGGTCGTTGAGCAATTCCCTCGGGTATCCGCCTGCGCCGACGAATGCCAGCCCAAGGCGCGAGAGGTTGCCGATCATCGTGACGTCTAGGCGGGCGACGTAGCTAAGTGCGGGCACTCCGACGCTCGGCCCGTTGGGGTTGAAGTCGTGGGTCAGGCTGGTGTCGGTTACCCGGCCGGTGAAACGCGCCTCGCCGTAGGCCTCGATTTCGACCACGTCGGATATGGCGACCGGTATCGATGTAAACCCGAACAGCGTCATCGACGCGTCTGAGGGTGCCGGGGATGCTGTGATGTCGTTGCGGCCGTGGGACACGCTCACCCGGTACTCGACCCCGTCAAGGTCGAGTGCCGTGCCGTTCACGTAAATAGTCGGATTCATCCCAGCACCGGAGTCGGTACTGGCACGCCCATGCTGTAACCGGCGCGTGCGTTGCTGTTGCCGATGAGCCGCTGAAGTGCCTGGGCGATCTGCTGCTCGGACACCGTGACCTGCTGCGCTGCGATCTCGGCGGCCCGCTCGGCTGCGGCTGCTGTCTTGGCTGCGTTCGCTGCCCGGACGGCGTCGGCAACCGCCTCGGCGATCTCGGCCTTGATGTTCACCCCGATGCCCTTGCCAACGTTCTTGCCGATCGCCTTCAACCGTGCCTGTTCCTTGGTCAATTGCTCGATGGTGCCGTCGACGAAGTCCTCAGCGGAGTCGATGCCAGCCGTGAGGAACTCGGGGACCATGGCCTGAGCGGTCGTGTTGGCTACGGCGACGACATCGACCAGGCGATCGCTGAATGTCTGCACAAGGCCCTTGTCGAGCATCTCCTGAGCAAGGGCCCCGCCCGCTGCCGGGCCGAGGGATGCCAATTGGTCGATGAGCATTTGGTCGGCGCCCTGAGCCTTGATCGAGGACAGGACGTTGCCGAACCATTCGGCCTCGGCAATCTGCCGGTCAAACGCGTCGAGCGTGCTGATGCCGAGGTCGGTGCCGGTCTGTTGTGCGGCGCCGAGGTCGATGCCACCCAGCAGCTGCGTGGCGAGCGTGGTCGAGTAGTCCTTGGCTGCCTGCGTAGCGGCCTCGAGGTCCGACACCTGATTGTCAAGCGTGCCACGCAACTTCTCAACGACCCCGCGCTGCAAGTCAAATGCCGTCGTCAGTAGGTCGGTTTCTTTTGACGTCGAACCCGTCGAGCTTGTGGTCTTGTCTAAGGCCGCAAAGTATTCCTCGAGGTTGCCGCCGTTTGTCTTGACGACGGCGCCGTTAGCGGCTGCGATCGCATTCCACCTCGAGGTCGCTGCCGCGTTCTTGTCGACCTCGGGGGCGCCCTTCCCGAGTGCCATGGCTGTGCGACTGATGCCCGTGTATGCGTCTTCGGATGAGCCGGCCAGTTGGTCATAGGCCCCGCTAAGGTTCAGCAGCAGGTCGACGGCTGGGCCGATAACGGGGATTCCTTGCACCAACGTGCTGTTGAAGAACTGATTAGCCTTCGCGGCCTCAGTAATGAGGCTGCCGAGGTCGTCCCAGTTCGGCGCCTCGAGGAAGTTCTTTCCCGCTTTCGCTGCCTTATCCGATGCCGTCACCAGTCCGGCCAGCTCGACGACTACGTCGCCTGCTGCCGACCCGATGTCCTCGAGGGCTGGCTGCAGGTCTTCCATCGCCTGCATCAGGTCGCCGGTCTTGCTTTCAGTCTTCCCGAGAGCGTTGAGGAAACCGGCGCCGAAACTCTCTTGCAATTCGCCGAACCCGACCGACAGTCGATTTAACTGCCCTTGGTAGGTGTTCGCTGCTGTCTGCGCTTGACCACCAAATGTGCGCGAGAGTTCTGCCGTGATCGCGTTGAGATTGCCACTCTTAAGAATGTTCTGATCGAGTGCCGGCGCTATCTTCAGCAGTGAGGTCGCCGAGCCCGAGGCTGCCCGTGCGATCGCCTGGGTGACCTGCTCGAGGCTGCGCCCGGTTCCCGCACTGGCATCGAGGGCGACGGCCAGCAATTTGTTTGCCTCGGTGACGTCCCCTGTCACCAAAACTAGTTTGCCTAGCGCCGGTCTCAGTAGGTCGTCGGCGACACCAAATTGCCGTTGCATGACGTCGACGCTGGCCTCGGCGGCGCTCGTGTCCTGCGCCAGTCCGAGGTTCTGCAGGGTCGTCGCTAGTTTCGCTGCTGCAGCCTCATCGTCGACAAATGCCTTCACGCCGTCGACCCCGAACTGGACGGCGGCGTATCCCGCTGCAGCGCCGGCGCCGATTAGGGCAGGACCGAGCATTCCCGAGAGGGTGTTCGTCAGGTTTCGGGTTGCGTTGCCGAATCGGCCTAGGTCGTTCTCGGCGTCGCGCAGCTGCGGGCTGAATCGCTTAAGGTCAGCCGCTAGGTACACGGTCAGTGTGCGGCTCACAACGTGTTCCTATTCCACTTGGTGACGATGAGGTCGACGGCCTGTCCCCATTCGTTCAGTGCTTGTGCCTGGTACGGCCTGCGCTTGGCCATCCAGCCGGTCCCGTCGCCGAACGGCGCCCAGTCCTTGCGCGTGCCGAACGCTGACGGGTAGCGGACTATGTTTGTCGAGGCGCCGCCGCCGTAGGCCTTGCGATCCTTGCCAACGTTGAGCGCGGGCAGGCGGTCGGAGCGGGCACGGATGGACTCCGCCAACTTTGGTCCCCAGTTGCCAGCAGTGAGCGCCGCTGCTTTCCATGACGGGACCATGTGCCGGTTAGCAATGTCGACGGACGCCTTGCGCAGTTCTTTCGTGGCCTCTTTGGGTAGGGCCCGGAAGTCTTTTAGGAGTGCGCCGAGCCCGTCGATGCGTAGCTCGACCTGCTTAGCCACCGTTCAACTCCTCCACGATCGTTGCCAGCATTCGCGGCTCGTATCCAATGACCTCGAATATGGGCCGGTTAATCCGTAGCGCGACCTGGACAACTAGACGGCGGGGGTCGCCGTCTTCGTAGGGCCCACATGCTCGCGCCGCTCGATGATGACCTTGTGTTCCCGTCCCCACTTTTT